TGTTCAGGACGAACATAGGTGAGATCAAAAGCTATCGCTGCGCGATAGGGTAGCGAATTTTTGATGAACAAGCTAGCCTGGAATCCAATTTGAATTGGGCAAGGTACGCTAAAAAGCGTAGCCAACTGACAAAAAAGGCAACCAGCAGCGGGCTGTATCAAGCTCCGCATTCCTTCTTACAAAAGGCGACAGCTTTGTCCACAGCAGTTGTAAGCAACTGTGTTTTGTCTGTCCTAATAAATGCTGGTTGCTTCCTTATTTTGCGATCCAGTCAAGTCATTAACCCTTCACCATTGTTACTTCTTGAAATACTTGCCCTTGCTCTTGTGATGCTCACCAGCTTCATGATTCGCAAGCTTGCCTCGAATCCTCATGCCACACTCAGGGCAAACAGGCTTACCAGTTCGATTGGAGTTCACGGGATGATTCTTGATTTTCTGGATCGGTGCAATATTATCAGTCATCATTCATGTCCTCAGTCTCAGTGATGTCCATGTTGAACTCTGTGATGTCAGTGAATCCACTTGCCCATGGAGAGATTCTGCCTTCCATAGTTTCAGCAATGCGCTTTGCTTCATCAAGATCAGCAACATCAGTAACTTCAACTTCAAATTCAATTGTTCCACGAACCAGATATGTATTCACTCCAGTGCGAACCACGTCATCTATCATTCCTAACCCCTTTTGTATCGTACCAACAATTGGTACGTCAATCCAGTTACCTATAAAAGCATAACTGGATTAAGCTACCAACTCAACTAGTGTAACTACCAGGATCACCGATCCCATCTTCACCATCGTGATCATTTGGATATGGGCAACCCATATGCCCAGTCGTCTCGCCAACTTCGCCACAATCACGACACCACTCTTCAGCATCGACGCTAACAAAGTCAGCTTCAACATCCTCACCGTGGTCAAGCAAGCATCGCAGGCAGTACTCTCCACCTTCTTTGCTCTTGGGCTTGTACTCTGCGATCGCATCATCACAATGATCACAAAGTTTGTCCTTGGTAACCACGATCTGTCCAGGAGTCCAAACGTGTCTGTTACTCATAGTGTGGCCTCACTTCGGGAAAATCAAATCCAGGCTTACGTTGGATCTGAGCACCCAGTCTGCCTTCGCAGCAAACTGAACTCAAATCAGCTCGACATCCGCGTGGATTATTGTAGACAGCGTCCAAATATCGGTTCCATCTGTCCACCAATTTGTGAGCTTCACGACGAGTGCGACATGGTCGCGATTTCAAAAATCGTCCTGTGTCGTACCACCAGCCACCTTCCTCTGGACCGCCAAATTCACGATCCATCGAATAGACATTGACAAACCAAAAACCACTGTATTGTCGTGTCATACTTAACCCCTTTCATTTTGCCTTACCAAATTGGTAAGTCAATCCCATTACCTGAAAAAGCGTAATGGGATTAAGCTACCAACTACATGTAGTGTTCTCTTGAGTCGCCACAGCGCATACATTCAATCAGCTCATAACCATGTTCAGCGGAAACAAAAATGCATTCCCATCGATGGCCACGCAGCTTACAGAACATAATAGCAGCAATATCTCTAATGACCATCCATCCAGCCAACGCAAAGATACTGAGCTTACATCCTGGGATCTTATTCTCAAAGTCATACACCTCAAATGATGCATGTGTGAGAGCATTCTCCCAGTAGCTTCGCAATCGAGTAAACATCTTAACCCCTTTCATTTTATCGCACCAATTGGTACGTCATTCCGACAACGCTAAAAAGCGTTGCCGGAATAAGCTACCAATTTACCACTGGTGTGCCGGAATAATCTTAACTTTGGTTACGTTCCAGCCGAATGATGCCCACCTGCCTTCAGTGGGCAACTTCTTTTCACGAACCAGACGTTCCACGTTTGCTTTCGATGTTGGCACGATCATAGTCAGCTCGACTGATCGTTTGGTCCGCATCTCGTCCACCTCACAGTTATCATAACTGTAGGTGATCTTGTCGACATCATCAGACCGAAATGGACAGCAGCTATCATATCGCAGCATATCCATTGGAAAGTATCCATGGCCTTCAACTGTGAATTTGATTCTAAATGTCGGCATCATCCTTCCACCTTGATGTAATCTTTGCCATTGAGTTTGACGTAGTGTTGACCCTTTCCAGTTCCAAGGCCAACTCCATACTTTGGGAAGCATGTAACATAACACATGTTTGCCCACGGACCCATTTTTGTTTTGCCGTCAACAAAAGCATCGCCGACTGGCTTGTGACACAAGTCACAATTCTCAGGTGGATTGAGATGCCTGATTCTCTTTTGCGTCATTTCTTAACCCCTTTCACTTTTATTCGCACCTGTATGGTACGTCAATCCTGTTACCTAAAAAAGCGTAACAGGATTAAGCTACCAACTAAAATTTGCGAATTGGTATCTCACAGTATGGACAGGAGTATGTTTTACGCTTGGCCAAACGTTTGCGAGCCTGCCATTCAGTCTTACAGTTATCACAAGCCGCAACAACTTTCAATGGTTGCCTGCCCATATGCTGATAGTCATGATAACGTTCTGGTTTGATTCCCAGATACCGACAATTATTCATCCACTCAGTACCGTGGGCAGTGTTATCGGACGACATCACGTGAGCAAGTTCATGAAGGAATGTTTCATGGATATAATCCCATGCGTTTCCAGGAGCCAACCAAAGCAAACTAGAAAGCGTTATGGTATTGCTACCATCCTTCAACTTGCGGCTTGCCGTACCAGCTCTGGTTTTGTATCTGTTGGATTTCAAAACTGGAACGTCAAAAAACTCTTCAAGAGTCAACGCTTTGGAAACATCATATCCACGACGTTGGAGCTCAAGTAGCATATCATGTACAGTCACTCTTAACCCCTTTGTTGTTTGCATTACTCTAAAAAGAGTACCACTCTGTTTAGAGTAAGGCAAACTGGGCCCACTCTAATTAAAGAGTGGGCCCAATTCCATTTGGCTGACTAGGCAGCAAGTGCCTCAGCCAGCCGAGCAACGCCAATGCGATTAACTTCGATGTTGGTTACCACAGCATCTCCGTCACGCTTGACTTTGTAACCCATCGCTTCCAAAGTGCGCTGTGCCGCACGACGGCGATGAGCTTTGTTCATCTTGCCGAACACTCGGACTGACACCAGGTACTCATTGTCCAGAATACTCATGGTGACTTTGTAACGTCCGATACCAACGATGATCCGGCCATACGCATCAGCCGAAGCAGCGTCCACCGCGCTCACATTGTACTTCTCAAAGCCAACATCTTCCAGGTTGCGCGCGATGTCGTCAGCCCATTTGTTCACGAGTTTGTTAGTTGCCATTTCTTAACCCCTTTCATTTGTTTTTGTTTTCGCACCAACAATTGGTACGTCATACCGCCAACGCTTAAAAGCGTTGACGGTATAAGCTACCAATCTCTATGAAGCAGAAGCAACTCCAGCCTCATACATGTTGCGCACTGTCTTGAAGATCCGGCCATAGTATCGAACATCACCCATGGTTCTGCCTTCATTCGACAGGACCCACTTCTCAAACTCAGCATCTGTTGAAGTGGGATTCTCTTCCATCCATGCGAGGGAAACAACACGGAAGCTAGTGCCTCCAGAACGTCCAGCCCCACGCGGCTTGGCCGGCAGTTCAATTTTGTTTTCTTTCGCAAACTTCTTGATACAACCCAAAGCTTGCTTGTCCGTGGTGGCATCAAGCTCACTTGAGATCCACTCGGCAGACTTGACAACTTCACTCCAATCACTCGGAGCAAAATCGTTGGCGAGCAGCATATCATTCACCGCAGTCTGACGATCTTTGTTGCTCATCCGCACGCCCAAATCTTCAAGACTTTGGTTAACGTATCGAATGGCTTGCTTTGCCGTGAAGCCTCCATCCTGCATCAGCTTGATGATCATCTCATCATCTGACTTTCCAGCCTTGGCCATCGGTGTGATGATCTCTTTGGCCTTTGCCAGTTCCAGTTGCGCCTTGGTAGGTTCAGCCGAGACAGCAGCCTCAGCTTTACCAATCGTCTTGACGCTCTTGGTGCTCTTGGTAGACTTCTTGGCGGTTTTTGCGTTTGCCATTTTCTTAACCCCTTATCAAACACTTCACTTATGCGAAGTGCGTATCACCTCATTGGGTTGATACGTCATTCCCAACATCCTTTTTGGATGCTGGGAATAAGCTATCAACTTGTTTCTTTAGAAGCATCCAGCGCGTTGTTCAAGCCACAGATCAGAATCTCAACATCAGTTGCGTTCAAATCGTTTTGAACCCAGTTAACAAAATTGGAATCCTCAGTCCAAACATACCCACAGGCGGCAGCAGCTGACCAAGCAAGATCTGATTTGGTTTGGGCAAGTTCATCATAATATTCTTGCTGCGTAATGCTCCTGTGGGTATGTACTTCTTTCTTTCTCTTTGTTGCGCGTATCGCAGAATAGAAAGCATAAACCAAGTCCACTCTTTCATCTGTAGTGTAATTAGGCTTGCTCATCTTAACCCCTTTCATCTTACCTCAATTGGTAAGTCATTAAGCCAACTCTCGTTGGCTTAATAAGCTACCAATCACTCAGCAATTCTCTCCAACTCGCAGATGGGACAGAATTCATCGGTCCATACAGTCTCATCATCATCAGGATGATGAGCCACATGAGCATCCATACACTCCAAGAAATTCTTGGCATCGATTGGAACATACTGAGTATCGGACATACCATCATAGCCGTCCAACGCATCCTTGGCCATGATCAAATACTCATCCAACCAAGCTACAAACTTCTTGACATCTTTGACTTCATATCCAGCAGCTTCACAAAATTTCATTCTTAACCCCTTTCATTTCGTACCGGATTGATACGTCATTAGGCCAACTCTCGTTGACCTAATAAGCTATCAGCCCATCAACGCCCAAGGTGCCCACGATTCTGTACAGGAATCAGGATCTGTTATTTCATCGCCATCTTCCAAACCACAGAAGGGGCAAAACTCCTGAGCAGCTTCATCATCTTCATGATCGCCAGCAAAATGTTCGCGAGCATTTTTCAAAAACAAATCGGCGTCAACTTCAACACCAGCGTTATCAGACATATCACAATCACTTGGGTTAGCAATCGCAGTCATCTCATCTTGGCAAGCCAACACGAGCCACTTTGCCCAATTGCGCAATCGTTCGATATTGTCCAGATTTGATTTGTCGTACATTTCTTAACCCCTTTCATAGTATCACGATTGATACTCTAAACACCGCAACTTGGTTACGCTGTTTAGAGTATCGGGGGCACGCGCGCAAAAGCACGCGCACCCCCAACATCTTAACACGGGGTTAAGGGGTTAATGACTATTCAGGAAAGACGGGCAGCTATCGCGCAAAAACAAAAATCCCAGGATACGCTTGGCGGTGTTGTTCCCTGCTGCGGAATGATATCGCAATCCGGCTAACGCTTTTCCAGGACACCACTTGAATCTTTGATACCTAGCATTTCAATCCCCAGTTGAGCAGGTTTACTTAGCTAGTCCAATTCAAGTGCCGCGTCAGATTCTCACTGACCATCTCCCTGGTGGGGGCACCTTGATTTTTGCTTCCCTTTCCGGCTAATGTTCCCAAACTGTTTACCGTAGGGGAACATAATGAATTTTTCCAGCGTTGGCTAATAACCTCTGTGAAGCTAAGTAGCTGATTTTATTAATGAATTCCAGCGTTTGGCAGTAAGTAGCTGATATCCTTAGTGAAAATAGTTTGCTAATTTCTGTTGCTAAGTAGCTGATTTCATTAGGCTTTTCCGCCAAGCTAACATTCTTTCTCCGGCCAGAACACGCTAAGTAGCTGAAAACGTTAAGGAAAATAGGCTTTGCAGGATCGTTTCTAAGGGTAGGAAAAATAAAACCCCTTATCCTAGTACCTACTAGCCGAGAAACACCCTTTAGAACACATCCTGCAAAGCCGCTTTTCGGGTGCTCGACGGCTAACCCTGGGCAGAGCGTGTTATAGGGTGCTTTAAGCCTGGAAAACCAGCAGAAGAGGCTGCCTACTGTTGTTTTATGGTCAGTTTGATTAAAGGACACGCTATTTATCAAGTTGATATAGAGGGTATATCAATCAAAAGTTGCGTCTTTGATCAGCGGAAATTTTTCACCAAAGTTGATAAGCACTTTAGTAGGCTTTTTCAACCATGGTGACCAGGTTATTAACTCATTAACATCCTTGGGCATAGGCATTCCGGCTACTGCTCTAAACCTAACCCAATTATCAGCTTTGTATTTTGGATAACCTTGGTGATCATAACAAACCCATTCATTGAAAGTTTGTAAACCAATTCTGTAAGTCACTTTCATACTTGTTGGCTTGCCTGGCTTCTCATGTAAACTGTATTTGATATCATCAATCTTATACCATTCAGTGACATCAGTCCTGACTACTGCTTCTGTGCCAGCTGTTATTGATAGTGATGATTGGAAAACAAACTCATGGCCACAGACGTCACACAGTTTTGTAGTTGGATGAACTAACGCTAAACAGTTTGGACATTCTTTAACAGGAGCAATGCCAGCTCCAGTTCCTGGCCCTTTCTGTTTTACAACAACGTCATTAATCGGTCCAAGACGCATCGTGTTACCAGCGAAGTCTAAAACCAAACAATGATCCTTACCAGGAGCAACACGCAAGCCACGACCAATAGTTTGTACGTGAATAACTGGAGACTTGGTTGGACGTAGCATCGCTATCAAATCAATATCAGGAACGTCAAGTCCAGTAGTCAAGATGTCAACATTAACTACAGCGCGATACTTTCCAGTTTTGAAACCAGTGACAACTTCATCGCGATTGCCTTCCATTTTGGAATGTACTACTGCTGCGTTGATGTTACGTTTGTTGAATGCTTTAGTGATATGCTCAGCGTGATCAATATCAATCGCGAACACTAACCACTTCTTGTAATTAAAACCAAACTCAATAATTTCATCTACAGCAATGTCAGTAATTGAATCACGATCAAATTTTTCACTCAGCTCATTAATGGCATAATCTTTGGCGCGAATTTTAATATCATCAACATTCATCTTCATCAACGTTGCTTTAGTTATCAACTTGGTTAGGTAGCCTTCACTAACCAGCCGATTGAAAATTTCAGGTTGAGACATATCATAAGCCAACTCATTGAAGAGTCTGCCTTCACCTTTGTGAATGTAACCGTGTCCCAAACGGAAATGAGTAGCTGTGAAGCCAACATAACTCGCAGTTATATGTTTCAACAACTTGCGATACATTCCATCTTGCCTAATAGTGACAAGATGACACTCATCAACTATCACAATTGAAAAATCTTTGAACAGTTCAGGCTTACGCCAAACTGATTGGATACCAGCCACAGTTATTTTCTTAACTGTTTTGGATCCCATGCCTGAGCTATACAAACCAACTTCATATCCTTCAAAGTATTCAGATATGGCATCGTGATCTTGATGAAGAATTTCTTTGATGTGAGATAGGATTAGAATTTTTGCAGTTGGCTCGCCTGTTAAGTATCGGTCAATGAAGTCACAAATCATAAGTGACTTACCAGAACCAGTCGGCGCAACTACAATTGGGTGACAGTCTTCATGCTCCAGACTCTTCATCAAAGCACTAGTTGCTTCAATTTGATACCAGCGAGGTATTTTCTCAGCCATCAAGATCCATCACTTCATAAACTTCACAACCAACCAATTGAACCTCTTGAGGTATTTCATACATTCCACCCAGCACAGTACACACCCACTTGCCTTCATCGACTATGTCATTATGTTTACATGTTCGACAATTCTTTGGAGGTGTAGCATTATCATGGCACACTTCTTTGAATGAACAAAATTTGCATTCATACCAAGAGCGTTCAAACTGCTTTGCTGGAGGCGTTTGTGCTAAAATTATTTCGCGCTCTTTGCGTACCAAGTCATTCGCAAAAGAAGCATCATACCTAATACGCTCAACATAATATTCACTTGTGTTCTTATTATACCCAAGGTAAAGTGTACGTGTGAGTCCAGTACCTTTCATGTAACGCTGACACTGAGCATAATGTTTTGGATATGCTTTCTTCACGCCATCCTTAACAAGCTTTTTGAAATTGGAATCACTATGCGTTTTCATCTCAAGCAAGTGTTCAGTCTTTGGAGCTTCTGGTACATTCTTACAACGACCATCTGTGAAGCCATGAGCATGATCCATGGTTCCCCATAACTCTTCTTGACGTTGCGTAATTTCAACACCAATACGTTTCAAATCTTCAATCATGAAGTCTTCAGCACGTGTTCCAGTTTCAAAAAGATTATACAAACGCAATGAGATAGGTTCAGGTTCATCAAACCAATGAAGTGAATACCACAAACGTCTAACGCAAGGATCACCAATTGATCCCATGCCAATTGTGTTGCCTCTCCTGCGTGGAAAAGTTATTTCATCAAACAGTAGCTTTGTTGCGTTAACGTTTGTGGGAAGCTGAGCCATCATTGCTCCTAAAAGTTTATGGTTGGTGATGAGGGTGGAGGCAAGTTGAGACGCCGAACCTCAACTGGAGGTATGCCTCCACCCTCATGCTATCCTATCGCAACCAAGGCGGTTTGCTTTCAGCCGGCTGGGTTAGTGTAGCAGGAGCATCACCAGTAGTTGGTGCTGGAGCTACTGGCTGTGCTGATGGCGTTGTTGGGAATGCTGTTGTTGGCATCGCAGCACCAACAGGCATTCCAGCGCCAACAGGTTTGTAATTCTTAACTTCATTTCCTTCAGGATATTGAGCGGTTGCTGGCGTCTTGGCAACACTAATGATACAAGGCTTACCATGGAGCACTTGTGAATCACTAATGGGACCTGGTACGCCAAGCGCGTCACAAATACTCTTGAGATGCTTCTGTGCAATCTCAACTGCTTGGACGCTAGGGTTAACCAAATTCAATCTGGACCACAGTCGTCGTCCAGCACATTCGCCACTGATGATGTTCCAAACCAATTCCAGATACTGTCCAGATTGATTCTTTGTCATCTTCATTTGCGAATCAACTATCTGTGCTGTGTAATCTCCAGGATCGATGGCGCTGAAATCGCCAACTCCCTCTTGACCTGCTGCTTGCGGATTGAATGCTGCGGGTAGTTGTGCCATTTTCATTTCCTCATTTGTATGTTTGTTCGTTTGTTAGTCTTCAACAACAGGTTCATCTTCAACGATGGGTGCTGCTGCTGGAGTTGTTAGGGGCTTTCCCTGGATCTTGCGTGCTATGTGTGCTATGTTCGGTAGTTCATACATGTCCAACTTTCCAGATCGGTCTTTACAATCATAAGCAACATCACGACCAGTCTGAAGAACACGAATGAACTTGCCAGCCTCTTGGGGGTGAGGCTCAACTCGCAACGCAAATATCTCATCAAACATGTAAGGTATTTGGTTAGTGAGTTGTCGACCAGGCAGCATTGGAACATAACTTGTTATTCCAGTGAAGTCATCTTTGACTCTGATTTGTTTAGCAGTCATCATGACGTTGTAGCCTGGTAGATCACGCAGCTGCCGAATCAATTCAAGCATATCATCGGCCATGTCGCCATAAGCACCACGTGGATCTTTGTTTGTGCTCTTGGCTGAAGACAAAACAACTTCCGCAATTTCAGAAATTGAATCAATCACCAACCAATCTGCCATGTGTCCAGTTTGAAGCCAAGCAAAAGCTTGACCCATGTCTTGTAGCGTTTTGATTTGAACTACTGCTAGCCTTGCTTTAACTTCAGCCGGTGCGTTCTTCAAAGAAAGCAATCCAGCTTCAGCGCTGAGTATTACAGTTGGCGCTTCTGTTGTAGCTGACAAAACCGTTTTGCCAGCGCCAGCAAAACCAAACACACACATCTTGATGCCAGTTTGCTCTACTGCTTCATCTATCGTTTCAACTTTCATACTTGCTTCACCTCCAGTTTTGGCATACCAGGCTTCTCAGTTATGGCTTTCCAAACGTTGGAAGTGGATGGTGCTTTGTTGAGATACTTCTCAACAATAGCAAGCTTCCTAACAAAGCACAAATTATCAGCTTCAGTTAGGAACCCATCAGCATAAAGTTGATGAAGCATTTCTTCATCAACACTGCGATTGGTAACGCTGGTAGCTTTTACCATCACATGCTGACCATTTTCAAGATCCAATTCTGACTTCTCTGAGAATCGACCTGTGCGGCCACCGAACATATCGTCACAAATCTCACATCTCAGATCAGCTTCCAACTTTTTGTAATGTCTTAGACGTGCTTGTGCTACTAGCCACTCAGAAATTTTATCTGTCTTCATCCTGTTGCTCTCTTTTTACCAACAAGTTGTTTAGCTGAGATGCCAGTAACTTTCTTTGCTTTGACATTTGGGTTACGAACAACACTTACACCGATGGCTAGTGTTCGTTTTTTCACCATGTCTTCAATTGTAGCAAGGTCAAAAGCTTCACCTTCATCAGCGTACATGGTGTGGATCGTTTTCTCAGAGTCAATGAACCTGGCAATTGTACAAGAACGATTAACCAGAAGTGCTATTTGTCCACGACCCAGCTTGTTGATAACTTTGAACCGACCAGAAATCAAAGCTCGTGTCGGTCGCATATCAACATCAGTGATCAGTTCTGTAACTCGGACTGTTGTACTCATAGCTTGCCTCCGCACCCACCACAGAAATTGTGAGAGGGCATCATGCGCGTACCACAATTGGTACAAAACTTCTGCGCCTTGCGAGCAGTAGTTGCGCGTTTGGTAGTTGGTAAGCCATTGACCGAATTTCGGGCAATGATGTTGCCAGACTGATGCCTATCTGCCCTCACAGATTGGCTGTACTTAAATTGCATTTGCTGTCTTTTGTTGCGGTGTGTTGGGTATTTTTTGAAGTGCTTGCTGAGTTCAACAGCGTTTGTGAATTGCTTACGTGTACATGTTTCACATTTGAATGTTTTGCGTTTTGTTTTCATGGCGGGTTAACCTCTACTTAGTATACAAATGGAGCATCCTACTTTCTCAGCATACCGTTTGGTAGCCCACGTTCCAGATCTTAAAGTTTCATGATCTGAAGATGGAGCAACAAACAGCATACCAGAGCCGCGCTTAACACAATCAACAATATTGTGATTGCGTTCCAAATAAGGGTATGGACTAAATTCAGTATCATACTTCAGGAATGTACGTTTGATTGGGTTAGTTGGAGGGTGGCCAACAACTCTCATGCCCAGATGTCTGGCAATTGAATACGCTTGGTGATCGGCACCAACACAATCACCAACGTGTAACTCGTGAATGCTCCAATCTTCAAACAAATCACGTAGCTCAAGGCACTGCTGGAGAGTCATCCCTAAAGATGTTCCAGTGAAGCCGCCTATCATTTCAACCCCTTGATGCGTTTCACGTTTGCGAGTTTTTTATTATTTGATCATTTAACAGTTACCTAATTTAGAGTATACTGAATTTTATTTGGCCACGCTAGTGCTACGCTTTACAGGGTAGCTTGTACAAGAGTTTTTCGCTATAGTCTATCCGTCGGGAGGTGTCCAAACATAGTACCGATGTCGCTAGGTGGTTTGTCAACCCCTTTCTGCCTAAGTGACTGTGGTGGTCCCAGCCAATACTCCAGGCTGGGACCGCCACTCCTCCACATTCATTAATCGGGTTGATGGGGGCTGGCTTCCTTTTAAGGGGTTGGAGTGGCCGTTGAGCATTCATTTCTAAAATGTTTTGGTAACAAACATACCTTTTGTGCTATTGATGACAAAAAAGTAGATCAAATACCAAAGCATTTTCACGATGGCTTTAATTTAACACAAGAGCAAATCATAGAGAAATTACATTTAATCAATCAATCTGATTATGGAATTTTCTTTTGTGTAAATGAACTTGATCGAGCGTTAGATCCACAGAAACATAGAACAAGTAAAATGCTCAAGCGCATCCGCGCCATTTGGGCAGACGATGATACAGAGCGGAAAGAACCACGTTCCGATTTTCCAATCCCACCCAACATCGTCGTTGAAACTTCCCCTGGCAAATTCCATTACTACTGGCTAACCACCACAAAAGATATTGAAGAGTGGGGCCAAGTTATGAATGGAATTGCTAACACTTACAATACTGACGGAAATGCCAAAGACCTGGTACGTGTTTTACGTGTGCCAGGATTTTTACACCACAAGCACAACGCATTTCAAAGTAAAGCATACATCGGCGATTCAACTCCATACAAGTGGAATGAAATAACAAAAGCATTTCCACTTCATCCAGAATCTACAAGGCAAAAAAGTGTTAGTGGAACTCATGCTAATGCTAAATTTTCTTCATTCGCTGAAGCACGCAATTCAATTATTGAAGGATCAAATTTCCATGGCGCCATAATGTGGCTACTTAACCATTGGGCTAACTGTGGAATCAAATCGCCAGATGAACTTCAAACTCTAATTGTAGATTTGATGTCACAATCTAAAGTTCAAGATGAGCGTTGGGAACTCAGAATGAACCAAGATTATTTAGCGTTGAATGTTCGCGATGCTTTACAATTTGTAAAAGACAATCCAATTCATTCTGATGTAGTCGTTCCTGAAATAAATGACGAACAACATCAACTCAACGTTGGATACCCACCAGGTTTGATGGGAGTCTTGTGTGAAGAAATTTATGAAATGGCGCCACATCCTAATGAAGAAGTGGCGCTCATGGCTGGTTTCGCTCTTGTTGCTGGTATTATTGGTCGCACTTATAATGTATTGGGCACTGGGCTTAACTTGTATGTTGCTTTGCTGGCCGATAGTGGAGTTGGTAAAGCCAATCTCAAAAATTCCATCAACACTGCGCTAATGGTAGACTGCGCATTGGAAGGTGGAATTTCTTTCAAAGGTGCTTCGAGATTCACAGGGCCCAAACCATTGTTTGAAATGTTGTTGGCTGGCTTATCAAGAGTTTGTGTTCTTGAAGAATCTGGCTTGATGAGCGAGTCTACTGCTGGCGATCAAAAAGGTTTGAGCCGAGTAATGTTGGACATTTATTCATCATCAGGTCGTGGTGAATATGCTGGCGGTGAAAATTATTCTAAACAAGAACAAAATGTTCCAGTCATTCCTTCCCCAGCACTAACAATCGCTCACGTATCAACTCCACTTTCATATTTGCGCGCGTTGAAAGCTAAAGATGCGGCTGTGTCTGGCGATATTGCTAGAGTTTGGATGATGCGTTCGATGCGCGACAAAGCTCCATTAAATACTACACGCCGAACCAATTTTAGTGAACCAGTTATTGCGCGAATAAAAGAATTGGTGAAGAAATGTATTCCACAACAAGATCCAAAGAATGGAACTGTTATTGACGTTGATACTTCTTACATAGACATTCGCAAAGATTCAGATTTGTGGACGGATGAAGAAAACAAATACAAACATGACGGTGATAATTTGCGCAGAGCAATTACATCGCGCGCATTTGTCAAGATTTTGAAAATCAGTTCCATAGCTTCCATCTTTAATGGGCACATGGTAATTGATTTGAACGAATACAAATGGGCAACCGACGCCATCTATGGCGAAATTGCAATGATTGAAGAAGCGTTGTCTTATGGCTCTTCTGATGACATGATGGTTATTGCTAATGGAATTATAATGTCGGCAATTTCAAAAATTATTAACAATAAATTTTCCGATCCCAAAAAATGTCCGCCAAAAGGATTACATGGAAAGGGAATTTTTACAAGTTACAATTTAAGCCAAGCTTTGCGTAACAATGAAGTTTTGAAACGAATGAATGACGATCCAGAACGTCCAAATCCACGTAGTGGTATTGAGAAAATTTTGGCTTATATGATGCGCAACGGTTTGATTACTGCGCTAAATGAAAATCAGCTTTCTGCGTTAGGCACAAAAGTGAAAATGGCTTATAAAGTTACAGATGAATGTTTGCTACTAATGGAGGATGAATGATATTATTTGGATTGCTATGTTTTGCTTGTGGAATGTTAGTACAACGTTGGATAGATACGCCAACAACATTAGTGAGATCGGCTGAAAATTTGGCTAGAGGCAAAAAATAAATGGAGGATCAAATGCCGCTGATTGAAAATGAAGCTTGTGAACTTTGTGATGGACTTGGCGGTTGCCAAGATTGTGAAAATGACTGTGATGAAGATTGTGAAGCTTGTAGTGGAACGAATGAATGTCCCGAATGCGGCTGTAGCCGCGAATAATGGAGAACAAAATGAAACTAACAGTATTCAGTCTCGCAATTTTGCTTAGCTCAGTAGCAAACGCTCAAACACCTACACCTCGCCCGAATGTTCCATTGCTTCAAACTGGCGGAATTTTTAACGCAGGTTGCCAACCAACACCGCCTTATGATGATGTAGTGAAAGCTTGTTGGGTTCGTACAGACACAGTTGATCCTGTTGAACTTGGCTGTGTAGATTCCATTGGCAACGCAGAAGCTCGAATGGATCTAAACATGGTTATTGATATTGGTGATGTAGCTGAGATTAGATGTTACGTCGTCAATAGCCAAAACATTCCTTCAGATTACAGTGAGAACGCAGGCATCGTGGATTTTACACAACCAGGAAAGCCTTTTGTGAAGTAAATCTTGCTGTTTGCGCTGACCTGGATAATGATGGTATTGTTGGCTTCTCTGACTTTGGGGTTTTTAGTCAAAGCTGGTCGAAATGTAACGATGGCAAAAAAGAAATTCCATGTCCATAGGAAAATTTGTGGAAGACACCCAACTTGAAATTGATATTTTGGCTAGACATTGGCAGTATGGACCACGCTGTAGAGGGTGCGACCATAGATGGCCTTGTGATCCAGTTAGAGCAGCAAAACAAATCATCGAGTTGAGAACCAAAATTAAACTTTTGAAAGAGCAAATTGAGAGGTTGAAAAATGGGGGACAGACTAATCAAAATTGATACACACCACATTAAAAATTTGATCAAAAATTTGATTCCAAGTTTACTGGATGATGTAGAAATTGTGGCTGTGTATAATCCACTCAGGGAACATTACAATTATGATACTCGTGTAGTCCATGTTTACGTTAGGCATCATTCATTTTCTGAAGTGCGACCTGGCGATATTGTTCCTGAGATAAAAACTAATGAAAAATAAACTTTGTCGATTTCCAAATTGTGAACTAGCGTCAAAGAAACATTTTTCACTTCGCACACTAATTGGTACCACACTTCGTGTTTGGAGATTCTGTTCACTAAAACATTTAACAGAATTCAAAGACGCAATTGATCGGCACAACGAGAAAATAAATGATCGAAGTAGTGAACATTTATGATTTAGATTTTGATTGGCGTAATGATGATAATTATTTGTATATTGGACGTGGATCTCCATGGGGGAATCCATTTGTTATCGGCGTAGATGGTTCTCGAATAGAAGTGATACAACAGTATTCACAATACGCAATAAACACACAATATTTTCACGACGCAATTACCGAATTTGTATTTTGTGATAAGAAATTAGTTTGTTACTGCGCGCCAAATAATTGTCACGGTGACTTTTTGAAATATTGGCAAGATTCATACGTGGAGAATTTATGCGACATTTCGCAATTAAACTAAACAAGTTAAAATTCGCAATTAAACTAAACAAGTTAAAAACAGCGCCGACATATTTGGCTGAAGAGAAACACATAACACCATACACACAGTTACCACAGTACATTCGTCGTTTTGAGTCTCGTGAAGAAGCAGCAAAACATCTGTGGAATGAACATGAAGTTATTATTGATTTGAGACATGAATTAAAATGATGCAAAAAAATAACACCGCGTGACGGTGTGAGGAAATCATGAAAGTAATATGTGTTATTTGTCGAATCAGAATGAAACGCATTGAGGTAAGAAAGTTTATGGAAAAAACTTTAATTCACTCAATGTGGGTGTGCCGCGATTGTGGTAATTCGGTAGAAGTGATTGTGGATAAAAACTCGAAAGATTATCATGATTAAGTGGATTGGCGGTGTTGTTTTCTTTACTGTTGTTATATTTGAGTTTGCTCTGTAGTGTCTGTCTTTATCAAAAACATTTCATTTGGTCGTGCCATTAATTGGCAGATCAACTGCGATGCTTTTGACTCGGATGACTGGGATTGTATTGCGGATTTAATTCTCCAACGCAATCCCGCATTCTCCCACGTGGAAGCAGTTTCCAAAAAAGCTATTCCATTAAGTGATAGACTAAGCAAGCACGTTACAACAGGACCAGTATTGCTCGTTGACGACGTACTGAATGTTCAGCAAATGTTAGACACACGCTTATGGTTCCGCACTCGCAAACGTTTCCATTGTTTA